GACCCAGCCCGCTGGCAAAGAACTTTTATGGTTCTTGATGAAGAAGGCTTGCCTGTTGTTAGTTACCCCAACAGTGCTGCAAATATGGTACCCGCAACACAAAAGTTCTACGAAGCCGTTGTGAATGAATCATTCACCCACGATGGAGATGAACGACTTGCACGCCATGTTGCAAACTGCGTAACAAAACAATCTAGCCGTGGTGTTATGGTTGCAAAGGCCAGTAGCCGCCGAAAGGTGGATGCCGCCGTTGCTTCAATCTTTGGCTATGATCGCGCTACACAACCAGCCGAGCCACCAGCACCAGTTGCAAGATTCTTTTCAATTCAGGTATAGGGAGCATAATGAAGAAGATTGACCTATCAGTTGCAGTTGAAGTTGTGGGCGTAACGCTTGCAACAACTGGCCTTGCAATGATTTCAGTTCCATTAGCTTTAATTGTCGCAGGCGTGTTTCTAGTATGGATTACAGAGAAGGCTAACTAATGAGTTTATCAAAGCGTTTGGCGGGTTCAGGTTCTAAGCGATCTGCTAACAATCAATATATTGAGCCACTGATTCCAGGCCGCCCACAATTCCAATCTCTTGCGGGCGTAACTGTAGATTCAGAATCTGCAATTCGTATGTCAACAGTTTATTCTTGCGTTCGCTTATTGGCTGACACAGTTTCATCCTTGCCAGTCGGTGCTTATGTGCGCCGTGGTCGCAACCGCCTGCCTTATGCAACAATTTATGGCGAGCAGCCAAAGTGGGTTGCACGACCAAACCCTGAAACAACACGCCTTGAATTTTATGAGCAAATTGTTACTTCATTCAAGTTAGAGGGCAACGCTTACATCTTAACAATCCGCGATGATTTAGGCGATGTTCAAGAACTATATGTGCTTGACCCAATCGGTGTGCGCATTGTGCGCCCACGCGCAGGCGAGCCACTGATTTATTATGTGAAGATTCGTGACACCCAGGGCGTGTATGAAGAACGCCTAACAGACAAAGAACTTTTACACATTCCTGATTTCCGCTTACCAGGTCAGCGCTATGGCCTTTCACCAATCACCGCCTGCCGCACCACACTTGGCGCGGCTATGGCAGCCGATGTTTACGCAGCCTCTTACTTTGGCAACGCTGCTAACCCTGGCGGTGTCATTGAAGTGCCAGGTGAGCTAACTGAAGAACAGGCAGCCGACATTGGCCGTGATTGGAACCTTACACACACTGGCCCTTATCGCGCTGGCAAGATCGGCATACTTTCAGGCGGTGCAAGTTTCCAACCGCTACAGATTAACGCCCAAGATGCGCAGTTGTTAGACACACGCCGCTTTAGTGTGGAAGAAATTGCTCGCATTTTCCGCGTTCCACTATCGCTACTTGGCCATCCTGTTGCGGGTGCAATGTCATTTGCATCTGTTGAAGCGCAGAATCTTTCATTCGTGCAACATTCACTGCGCCCAATCTTAGAGCGCATCGAGCAATCACTATCAACATTGCTACCTGAACCTGATGGTTTCATTCGCTTTAACTTAGATGCGCTACTGCGTGGCACAACTCTTGAGCGCTACGATGCTTACACAAAGGGATTGCGTGAAGGTTTCCTTTCACTCAACGATGTTCACGCTTACGAAGATATGGCACCAATTGAGGCTGGCGATCAGTACCGTGTACCACTACAAAACATTGATGCCGAAGATGCAAAAGATGTTGGCCTCAAGCTACGCACCGAGATTGCTGCTGCATTGATTCAGGTTGGCTTTGACCCAGCAGCAGTTACAAAGGCAGTTGGCTTGCCTGATATGAAGCACACAGGAGTTCCTTCAAGTCAGTTGCAACAGATTTCAACGATTGACCCAGGTGATCCTGCAGCCGTTTATGAGGTTAAGTAATGCCATTTGCTGCACCTGAATATATGCAAGCCAATGCAGCAAGAGGTTTGAAATATCTTGATGAAGGGTTTGGGGGAGATGGATTAACTGACGGCACAAAGCGTGAAGCACGCGAGATGGCTGCAGGAAATATATCTGATAACAAAGTTCGCAAAATGGCACCGTGGTTTGCTCGTCACAAGGTTGATGGACAAGCCCCAAAAAATAGTAATCCATCAGATGCCCAATACCCAGGCGCAGGTTTAGTTGCTTGGTTGTTATGGGGCGGAGATTCCAACTTCAGTGATAGAGCGCAAGACTGGGCGCAGAGCAAGATTGATGCACTAGATGCTGAAGCCGACTCAAGGAGCAAAATGAAAAAGATTGAACGCCGTACATTTACAGTGCGCGATGTTGAAGCAAGACAGGCCGATGATGGCACAATGACACTTCGCGGATACGCTGCAGTGTTTAATGAGGCCAGCGTTCCCCTACCATTTATTGAAACAATCGCCCCTGGCGCGTTTCGTAAGACCTTGAGTGAGACACCTGATGTGCGCTTGCTTATTAACCATGAAGGTTTGCCACTAGCTCGCACAAAGAATGGCACCCTAACATTGACCGAAGATGATCGTGGCTTGTTTATGGATGCAACTATTGCAGACACTAATGAAGGCCGTGACCTTTACAAGTTAGTTGAGCGCGGAGATGTTGACCAAATGAGTTTTGCTTTTCGTGTGATTCGCCAAAAATATAATGATGACCGTTCGCAGCGCACACTTACTGAAGTTTCACTAGCAGATGGAGATGTTTCAATAGTCACATATCCCGCCTACCCGCAAACTAGCGTTGAGGCGCGTGAACAGATGCGAGCAGCATTACAGGCAATGAAGGAAGGGCGCGACATAAGCCCTGAAGCAATGAACGCACTCAAGATGATTTTTTCTGATTTATCAGAGGGTCACGAATACATAATGAGATCGCTAGAAATGATGAGCGAGTTTATGGAAACAGAGGATTCAACTTACAAAGATGAGGATGAAGAAATGAACAACCGCGCAGTAGATGTTGTTGGGGATTATGTTTCTTGGGATTCATCGGGTGGAACTGCCCGTGGTCGTATCGTTCGTGTTGTACGCGAAGGCACACTACAGGTTCCTGAGACAGATTTTACAATCAATGCTGAAGATGATGACCCAGCCGTTTTGATTCGCCTATACCGCGAACTGCGTGATGGGTATGTTGCAACAGATACCCTTGTTGGTCATAAGGCATCAACACTTACATCTATCGGCACACTACCTGAGCCAAGTGCAGAGGCTGCCCGCAAGATTTCATTGCGCCTTGCTCAAGCAATTATCAACAACACAAAATAAGTTTCTGCTGCACAAGTAGCAGATCGAAGTCGGAGCAAATCCCACACCTTCGGGCCGTGGAGAGCATTGCCACCACCTCAAACAATTACAACACTCATAGGAGAATCATGTCAAAGGCTTATCTTGATGTAGCTCTTGAGCGCCGTGATGCAGTTAAGGCAGAAATGGATGCAGTTCTTGAGGCAGTAGCCGCAGAATCACGCACCGACTTAACTACAGAGGAAACCGATAAGGTTGATGCTCTCGTTTCAGAGGCACGCGCACTAGATGCAAAAATCGAAAAGTTCACAACACAGGCAGCAGCAGATGCAAAGGTTGCAGAAATGCGCTCATCAGTTGCAGCAGTAATTACACCTCGCGTTGGTGGAACATCAATCACACGCGAAGAACGCACATACACACCTGAAGCACCTGTTTCATTCGTTAAGGATGTTTTCAATGCTCAAGTTCGTGGTGACTATGCAGCGCAAGAGCGCCTAGCACGCCACACACGCGAAGAATCAATCGAGCGCCGCGATGTTGATACATCAAACTTTGCTGGATTAGTTGTTCCACAATACTTAGTTGAACTCGCTGCACCATTGGCACGCGCAGGCCGACCAACTGCAGATTTTGCAACTTCAAAGCACACACTACCGCCCGCTGGAATGTCGCTAGAAATTAGCCGCATGACAACAGGCACATCAACTGCAATTCAGGAAACTCAGAACACTGCAGTATCAGAAACTGATGCCGATGATACACTGCTCAGCATCCCTGTAAGAACCATAGCGGGCCAGCAGGATCTATCCCGACAGGCGATCGAAAGAGGAACAGGCATTGACACATTTGTTGTTGCTGACCTAATCCGTTCATGGCACACAACACTTGATAACCAGGTTCTAAACGGAACAGGCTCAAACGGCCAGTTCAAGGGAATCCAAAATTCAGGTGGAAACGCAGTAACATTTACTGCAACAACACCAACAGTTGCTTTGCTATATCCAAAGTTGGCTGATGCAATTCAAAAGATTCAGTCAAATGTCTTTGAGACACCAACACACTGGATTATGCACCCACGCCGCCTAGCGTTTCTACTCGCAGCAGTAGATGGCAGCAATCGCCCATTAGTAGTTCCTACTGCTGGTGGACCAACAAACGCCGTAGCAACTGGCGCAGGCGCAGCAGGATACGCCAACTCAGGTTACTCAATGATGGGCTTGCCAATCATTGCTGATGCAAATGTTGTAACTAATCTCGGTGCAGCAACAAACCAAGATCAGATTTACTGCGTAGCAGCAACTGAAATGCACCTTTGGGAGCAGCCAGGATCACCATTCGCATTGTCATTTGATGCAACTGGTGCCTCATCTCTCACAATCAAGTCTGTTGTTTACGGATTTGGTGCCTTCTCTGCAGAGCGTTACCCACTAGCAGCCTCAATTATTTCAGGCACTGGTTTGGTAGCTCCAACTTTCTAATCGAAAGTTAACAAATTGTAAGAGGCGGGTTTTTCTCCCCCGACTAACCCGCCTCTTACTTCTTAAATGATTCGGGGGAATCTATGAAATCAGCACACAAGGTTTCAATCGGAAGTTGCGACCCAGGAACAGTTAACGGAGGGTTTGCATTTAGTTTAGTTCAAGTTGCTCAATCACGATCAGCACGACTTGGCCCATTCATTCGCATCAAGGGTTCAGGCTTGCTTTCAAAGCAACGCAATCGTTTGGTCAAGCAATTCTTAGAAACTAAATCTGACTGGTTGCTGATGATGGATTCAGATGAGCAACTATCTGTTGAAGCATTTGATAAGTTAGTTGAAACGGCGCACGATAAAGAGCGCCCAGTTGTAGCAGGGTTGGTATTTGCTAGTTTTGAAACAGGCTATCCATACCCACAACCAGTGCCAACGATTTTTCAAGATGCACCTGAAGGTTTCTTGCCACTAAATAAGTACGATAAAGACTCAGTTTTCCAAGTAGATGCCGCAGGCACTGGATGTTTGCTCATCCACCGAAGCGTGCTTGAGGCAATTCAGGAAGATGCCGACCCACACCAGGGAAAAGATTGGTGCTGGTTTTGGGATGGACCTATCAACGGTGAATGGATTGGCGAAGATTTACAATTCTGTCGCAGAGTTCGCTCACTAGGTTTTCCAATCTATGTTCACACTGGCGCGATACTGCCTCACTCAAAGAGCTACTGGTTAGATGATAGGCAGCACGATATATGGAACGCATAAAAAGAATTTTAAGAATTAAGGTAAAATCAAAGGAAACCGCTACCGCCGTTCCACAACTGGAACGCGCAATGCTTCCCAAAGTAGAAAC